TCTCGCTGCTTCGCGTTCATCTTCAAGTCTTTTTTTATGCCACAACCGAAGTTTGGCCATCATCATTTGCTCAGTTCGGCATTTCCTCTCCGACTCCATTTTGGGATGCAGAGTCATCACCATTGACCATATCATCTCGTCCGTTGTCGTTGCTGTCATCTTCATCTTCTTCCGGTTGAGTCATAACCATACCTGGTACTGTTAAATCCATTCCTACTTGGTCAAGCCTTACAAGTCCACCATTTACATAGGAATATTCATAAGCACCTTCTTTCTCTGAGTAGTTCATCGCTACACGCTTCTCATCAAAGGTTAACCAGTTTGCATCACGAAGTGAACGTGTCATTCTCTCCATGTCTTGTTGCATCTCTGGCAATGCCGTAATATCAAAATCAATATACAAGTCCTCACCAAACTGAGGCACTAACCATTTGTTCAACTCATCACGCAATTGGCACAACTTTGGCACAATTGTATTGGTAACGAGATCACGCATTGCGTTTTGGTAGTTGTTGTAGCTTGATGTGTCTGTGTCGAACAACACAGCAGGCAAACCGAACACCCTACACCATTGATGCATGGACATCTGCATTGTCTTGACTAACTCCATGTCAACACTACTCAATCCAAAATTAAGATAGTCCCAAGGTGTTTGAAGTACATCAATCCTTCCTTTGTTGGCTGTCCCATTCACATCATCGTTAAGTTTCCTCTTGATGATGTTTGCTTGCTCAAGTGATGGTTGAGCAGAGATTGAACCTACTACCTTTGGCGTTAGTGCGCCTTTTGCACCACCATTAAATGCCATCATCGCAGATGCATCAGCAGCAGCGTTGCTCATGCGCAGGGTCTTGTAAGATGCACGCAAAGGTGATAGACCCCTAAGGTGTGATCTTGTACTTGAGTTAAAGTCTGGATTCCATGTTTTCCATTGGCATATCCTGCTTTTCTCTATGTCAATACCTTGGTCAACCATTAGTTTATATCCAAGGATGCCGTATAGGTCATTTGGGTCAGGGTATATGTCAATGAACTGCGTTGGCAGAACGAACATCTCCAACACCTTGTCACCGCTTATTCCCATGTTGCCATAGATGTTACCCTCACCAGAAAGGAAATGGTAACCGATTAGGTTCTCAAGGAACTGATCCTGCGCTTGAGATGGGTTAGGTCTTTCCAAGAGTTTAGAAAGAGGAGTGTCCATCACTACGTTCTCAGAGTAAGCGTTCTTCCTTGCAAGTATGGCTTGCTCGTATGCACCTTGCCCTGCTTGCAATCCACGAGAAAGTTGCTTGTAACGCATGAGTGATGTCTTTGCTTTTTCGCCATAGTTCAAGCGATACACATACCAAGGAATACTTGCTGACTTTCGTGCAAGAAAGCTGACAATGGCATACACATCAGCATTGCCGAGGTAGCCATCCATCACATAAGACTCTTGATTGTATTGTTGTAAGACCGCACCATTTATACCTTGAAACGAAGGAGGAACATTCTGCTTTGGACTCAACCCCTTCTTCTTACCAAAAATATCAAATAGACCCATTTTTATTTATATTGCCCCCCAAGTTATCTTAGGGATTGTTAACTTACTAAAAATGCTATAACGCAAGGCATCAAGTATGTGGTCACCAAACTTTACCGGTGAATCAAGTTTATTGCCATTTCTATCGGTTTTCCACCGATAATTCTTCAATTCCTTTAGTAAATTTACACTATCTTGCTGAATAAACAAGGGAGTGCCTTTTATAGTCCTAATTCCCTCAGTCACATCTTTATTTGCGTGCTTGGCATTAAACCCATTTCTCACCAACTCCTCAATCGTCTTTGGCTCGGCAGCATCGCAAAATATCTCATCGTTGGGGTCAATATTAAGAACCTTTAGCCTATCTACCAAATCATTTGTGGTCAACCTGGTTTCATAGAGCAATTCCTGCGCGTATGCAGCACCCTCAACGAACATAACCTTGACTAATGCACTTGGCACGTTAAACCCAAAATCAAGTCCATATACAATCTCACCATCCTCTGGCATTTGCTCGGTAGTTCGGTAGTGGGTATATATCAAGTCCTGACTAAGACCACGTTCACCAAGGCCGTAAATCTGCCAGTAGTTAGGGTCAGCATCCTTTAATCGCTCAAGTTCGTCAACCAGTTCTTTAGGTAGGAAGGGGTTGTCGCGAAAAGTAGTGATGTTGAAGTCAGCATCATCCCTTGGAATCACAGAGTCATAAATCCAACTCGCCACATCAGAAGGATTGTAGTCAATCACTATCTTACCCTCGGTACGCATGATTAACTGCATCCAAGCCTCGTAGGATAGTTCATTTGCCTCATTGCAGAATAAGTACGTTCTTGCCCTACCCCTTATCTTTTGAGGTTGGTCGGCGGAGACAAACTCAATCGTATTGCCATTAAGGCTATATATCTGCTCAGTCTTATTGTGGTTGTCCTCTGAATATATGTTAAGTTTTGTTAATATATCCACAAAGTCCCTGAGAACAGAACCCTTAATGGATGGAAGTGATTGCCTCACAATAGTTAGCGTTTTACCGTTCTCTTGCAAGAGTTTTACAATAAACCAAATAAGAATGTTGTAAGTCTTGCCAGAACGTGATCCTCCTTGCATGACAGAGATGCGCTTGTCGCTTTCGTTGAGGATTTCGTAAATCTTGTTAGTTTGTAGAGTGGCGTTCATTGTGTCTTAGTATTAGTGGGGTCAACCAAAGGTAAGTCTAAAAAATAAAAAAAAATTTAGTTTGCAGTTTGCGAACTGAAAAGTATGAGTGAAAAGGGGGTCATCGTATATATAATATTTATAAAGGTTGTGTAGGTCAAAATTATTTGTGCGTCTTTATATGGCCGCCTCGCAAAAGTAATTCCTTTAAGTCCCCCCCATCGTATGCCGGGCCATGCCGTCAACCTTGCCAATACACAACAAATAATACGTTACCATATAACTAATATTATGTTAAGTAGAAAGGTAACGCATTGCGTTACAATTAGTTATATATTACTATTTTCCTCTATTTGTACTGTTCTATTATCCTGTAGTAATATATTAGGCTTAATTATCTCAATAGCTATTTGATTGAGGTTGCCTTCGATCTTACTTTCGATCTTTTGGGTTGGGAGGCCAATATAGTACGCGCAAAAGAGCTGTATTGCTTTCATATCTCCCTCTTTGATCTTTTCATGGAGTTTCTTGAATACGTCTGTAGCCATTGGATCAAGGCGCTGTATTATCTCCTCCTCCTCTAACTTTCTTTTCCTACCGGCTCCTGGCCTTGCTCCTCCTCTTGTTTCCTTTCTCTTTTCAATTAGCTTTTCCAACGTCTTATCATGTAGCATATAGTTTGAATTTATATTGAATTCACAGACGTTCCTGTGTTGATATTCAATTAGTCTACTAACTTTGTGGGCTTATCTTTTTGTTGGATTATCTCCATGTTGTGGGTAAATCCCTTAGGATCGTCAACCTTTTCAAATATCTTAAACTTGATCCAATCTCCAGGTTGATCATTAATGTATTCAATAAAGTCAGCTTTAAATATATTCAAGTAAAGCCCGTTTTCAGCCTTTTTAATATAAAAACCTTTTCTTTTCATGTAAGTAAAAATAAATAGAATTTACATAAACTATTGATATTTATTTGTTTACATATCATTGAAATAAATATTTAAAAATAATTTTATATTTTTGTTGTAATATTGATATAATTAACATAGCTTTGTTATATCAATTAACAATCAAATAAACAACATCATGAAAGCATTTATCTTGATCTCAGCAATTTTCGCCGGTATTATTCTTTTTAACCTTTCCGCATGGAACTTAATCTAATTAATAACAATTTAAAACCAAACAAAATGACAACAGAAATGACAGAGCAACAAATTTTTGACGCTATTATGGTTATGGACGAAAGTGAATTGGTTCAACTTAACAATCTTTATTGTCAGTCAACCAATTGTTTTGACAATGAAATTTATGGCAACGATGATGATTTTATGGAAACTTTTTTTGGTAGAGGAACAGCTCCAATGACATTGGCTAGAGCTATTTATTATGGCGATTATCATTATTATCATGAATATATACGCTTTAATGGTTATGGTAATTTAGAAACATTTCAGAATATGACAGTAAATGAACTTTGCGAAAATGTTAACACCATTTCAGAATATGTATTTGAAAATATTAATGAATTTTATCCATTATTTTAATTATGAAAATCAATAAAGATTTATTGCGCCTAATTATTGCGCTAATTATCGCCGGTTTAATTATTGGGCAACTCCAGGATACTTATTCACTTTAAACTATAAAAAAAAACAATCATGAAAACAGTATTTTCAAGCAATTTACAACTATCAAAAGTATGGGCCAACCAAACGCAACAAATAGGCCGGTCCTCTAATATGTTTTTTGATGGTCAAATAATTTATTCATACGGTCATCATTATCAAATAGCACATTTTATTAATGCTCCAAACGGTCAAAAAGTTTGTTTTATAAATTCAAATGGTTTTAGCAAATCAACCGCAAAACATACAAAACACGTTTGGCGATCTATCCCAAACAATATTTTAACTTTTTATGTTCCTTTCATTATTGACGGCGGTTATTGGTATAAAGAACAATATATAAAAATTGAGCATTTGCCAACCATTGTAAATAAAATGATGCAAAACATTGATAAAATAATATCAAAGCAATTAACGGCTAAAACCAATTTTCACTATTTTGGAGAGGCATATAATCAATATGCAAAGGTTTTGCACATTTGCGAACTTTTTAACATATCAAACCCATCATTACCCCAAAAATGGTTTGATGCTGAAAAAAAGAGTGATTTAATATCCTATAAAATGGCATTGGTTAACTGATGAGGCCATAAGGCCGAAACAATTAAAGGGCATAAGATTGCCCTTTTTTTGTATTAACCTAAAAAAATAGTATGGAAAATTACGAAAGTCTTTACAATTGGATAAACGCCAATTATTCAGCTTTACAAATATCCTATATTAATTACCACAACAGAGAGAATATAAATTTTACGCTGTATTGTATTGCTATGTATGTTAAACATCAAAGCCTTTTTTCATAACATCAATAGTACAGCCTAATTTTTTTATCTGTTCTATTATTTGTTGGCTATCCTTTTGACAGGGTATAGCTACCATTATAATAGTAGGTATTAAGTACTTTTCTTTTATGCATGAATTGACCTGCTCAATAAATTGGCAAGTTATTTCATCTCCTATGCTTATCATGTCTTTAACCTTATTAATGCCATGTATGACAGTCGTATGATCATTACCAAAAATTGAGCCAATTTCAGCCAATTTAAGGCCCATATTATGCCGGGCAATGTAATAGTAAGCATGACGGCATAAAACCAAGCCACGAGCCCTATTTTGCCCTTTAATCGCATCCTCAGGCATACCACTAACAAATGAAATAACAGATAACAAATTTTCCTTAGTTAACATATTTATTTTTTAAAATGTATAATATAGTACCTTGTATTGCATAGTACCCTATCTTTTATATTTTGATGACCTTTCTTTATCAAAGAGAATATATCTTATTAAGTAACCATGTATTTACCAAAAATCCCCAATGCCCAAAAACCCCACAAAAATCCCTAACCAAATGGTAGACAAAAATCCCTAACAAAAACCCCACAAAAATCCCCAACAAAAACTCCGCAAAAACCCCCACCAAAAATCCCAAACCAATTGGTAGACAAAAAACCTTGGATACGCGATTACACGATATTTTCATCTTTTCTTCTTTCTCTATATATATAAGAATCCAAAAAAAAAACACATATACCCTAAAAAATAGAAAAAATCGTGTAAATGACGTATCCAAATTGATTCTCAACCACTTAGCTACCCAAAATCGTGTAAAAATCGCGTACCCTTGACGTTCCCGACCAAAAATGACGTACCCAATTTATATGTCATATTAAAATAAATCATCATGTGTAATTTTTAATTTATTAAAATTATACATCTTTTTTCCTCCAGCACTTTTTTCTCGCTTATTTAGGTACGCGATATTTAAAATGGTACACGATTCTTCAATTCCTTTGGTGAACCTTTTCACGCTATAATCCTTCTTATCAAAACCCGACATTGTCATAAAATCATTATATAATTGCTCTAACTTTATCCACCCAACTTCCTCCTCCAAAAACCCTAAAAAATACTCCAAAAACTCCTCTCCGAACTGGACTCTGATCTGCTTCCTTTTTATTTTCTCAGACGATGCCACTTCTAAAACCCCAAACTCAAGGTATCCCTGAACACAGTCAAACATTAAATTATAAAACCGATTCCACTCATCTTTGTCCCAAT